GCTTCAAACTCAGAGCTCGGTTCTCGTTCACCCATTCTCCGTTTTACTATTTGCCAGATATGAACAGCTTCATGTAAAAGCAATCCATAAACTTGAATTTGGTCTTTATCCGCCGTATCACCAATTTGGACGATTGCATATGCGCCATCAGAAAAAGTACTAACTTGTGCATCCGCTCCCATATCCAAAAATTGATCGGCTTTATCCATATCTTCAAATAACAAATCCATGTGTAGTTGATTTCGAGCAAGCGTGTACTGCACATGTTGGAAAGGTGTAATGTACCACTCTGGAACATAATCTGTACTTATCATCTAGACTCCTAAATTGCGCCCATTAAAAACCCCGCCGAAGCGGGTGTATTTAACATTTTTAGAACTAACCAAGCCCAATAAAAACTTTAGTACCCTGAATAGTATTACCAGAAAAAGATGAACCGCCAATATTTAAACCCATTGGGCTCCCCGTAATATTTAAACCTAGAGGTCTTAGATCAATATAAGAAATAAGTATATTGCCCGCCTGTTTCTTTTTTACTCTTAAGACTTTGATCGTTTTTTGGAAGTAAATTTCAATAACGCCTTCTTCAGGTTTTGTTACGATAATTTCCTTATCTGTAGAGATATTTTCATCAACAAGTAAGATTAATTCTTTCGATTTAGGACTTTTAAGAGCTTGTAACCAGATCTTTGGTTCTTTACCATCTCCTACGATTAATGGCAATTTATCACCTAGTGAAAATGGAAAACCACCATCAATAATTTTATTACTACAAATATTTAGCTCTTTAATTTCTTTAAAGTTTTCAGGGAGATTTTGGAGACTATACATTACTTCTCTTTCGCTCCTACTATAGATCTAGTGGGCGGGTTATCTTTAAAATGCTGTTCAATTTTTGAAAAAACAGCTTTTTTAGGGTTAAAAATAAATAAACCTATGAAGTACCCGATTAAGGCTAACATTAAAGCAGCTAAACCACCAATAATTTCATAGGGTTCTACTTGTGCATTATACCCAAGAGATTGTGCAATATACCGCCCACCACTTGAAATTAAAAGTCCCAGACCGATCGATAATATCGTTGTAACATATGCATCATATTTCCTAATAGGACTTTTTAAAATATAAAAATCATTAAGTGAAAGATGATAATCTGCCTGAGTGGTAACACTATATCCAGTAGACATTAATGCGTTATCCACCTGTACTGTTACTTGAATATTCTGATTATTAGTACTTTGCTGTTGCACATTAATTTCACCTCAAGAATTTTGGTTATTATAATTAAAATACTAAAAAATCCTATACCTTCCTCAACTGACATTTCCAGATTGTACTGGCAGGATCTTGTTGAATATGGATAACTCGAAATGAGCCTAAAGCTGTTAGCCATTCGTCATCAATTTTAGGTGTCATGGACACTTCATTTTGCAGCAAGGTCGCTTTCTTATCTGTGGCCAGTACTCCAAGCGTCTGAATCTCATATTGACTGTATGAGCCAAACAGAACGCCTCGGCCGGAATAGTTTTCTTTAACTTCAACACATGTTTCAGTTTTAGGATCCCAATTCGTTTTTGAAATCCGCTCACAAGTAAAGGTATGAACGGCGTCCGCTAAATCTTCATTAAATGCTTCAGCAATATCTGCCTGAATTTCGTCACGTAAGCCCATTAGATTTTCCTGACAAAAAATACAGCTTTTCGTTTGCTGTAAGGCTTAATCAAATCAAGAATGAATTGCTCAATCGCACTAAGCTTTACTGATCCGTCCTGATATTCTTTTTCAGTTTCAACCGTATCAGCTTTGACTTTCTTGCGTTTTAGTACCTGTTCCTGTCCTTGATATAGATCACCCTTGATAATCCCCTTGATGATTTGATATGAGGCTGTTTTTAAGGGTTCAGGTACTTGGGTAGCATCTTCATAAGGCTTAACGTTACGTGCTAATAGATAAGCTTCTGACATCTGAAGGTATTGAGCCTTATCACTAGCAGATAAAGCATCAAAGCCTGCAACATGTTCTATCGCTTCTTGTTCAGTGATAAAGCTCATGAATTATTCCTTTGGAATTAATGCTAAAAGTTCATCTTTTTTAGCACCTGATTCAAATGCAATGCCTTTTTCAGTTAGTACAGCTCGAAGCTCATCTACTTTTAGACCAGCATAGTTAATTGGTTGTGGTTGAGTATTACTTGGTTTTTGGTCATCTTCAGGTGTTTGACCACCTTCACCTGATTCAAGTTCAGCAATACGTGCTTTCATTGCTTCGGTATCATTTTGAAAGGCAATAAATTCGCTCTTTACTGTTGCCAGTTGTTCTTCGAGTTCAGCAATTTTTGTTTCTGTCATTTGTTGTCTTTCCCGTGCACGGTTAAATGATGAAAGTCCCATATGTGGATCTCCAAAAAGATAAGGCGGTGTTACCCGCCTTTTTGTTATTTGATCTTGTGCTTGAATGCCACAATACGGATCTGTTTAGGATCGTAGACACGTTCCCAGTTTGCGGCTGTTGCTAGACCAGCATTATTAGGTGCAATACCTGTATCACCTGCCCACTTAATGCCACGAGGATGCAATACAAAGTGACGGCGGTTAATAAGAATATCTGTACCTGCTAGGCTGTCTCGGTCAGTCTCTACACCAACTGGTGCACCAATATCTTGGAAACCAATCGCACCTTGGCCAAACAAGAAAGAGGTAAATACATCACCATCCACTGGCATACCGTCATCGACAATCACACGGCGATCCATAAAAGTTTTGTAAAGCACCACACCATCAGCATCACGCACAGTTTCAATTAAACCTTGCTTGGCTAGTGCTGCCATTGTGAATGAGTGCATTGAAATCGCTGTTAATTTATCAACAGCATCTCCCAGTTTATAAGATGCATCGATAAATGAATGACCATCAATTACGGCTGCTGCTCCAGTACCAGCCGAAATGTCATGGGTATTACCTGCCATGCTTGCAGACCCAAATACACCTTTAAGTGTATTTACGGTAAACCCCTGAAATTCACGAGCCCAGTAATCTGCTACAAGATCAGCAATCGCACCCAATGGGTCATCACCAGATAATGCTTTAGACAAATCATTTGCACCCCAAGCCTTACCACGGGCATGCAAAATAGCAATATCTTTACCAGCAGTGATGTTATTTACCCCAAGAGCTTTACCATCTGAAAGTACTTCGGACTCACCGCTTAAATCATTCCAAAAAGGAATATTTACTGTAGTACCGCCTTCCGTACCAAAAGCGACTTTTTCATCAAGCTCCCCAACAATGCCTGACTGCCATAATGCAGATCTCTCGGCAGTCTTATTTAATACGTACGGAGTAAATAACTCAGGTACGATTACATCAGCAATTTTTGTCTCAGCCATTAGGCTTTACTCCTTAAAGTTTAATACCGTGTTTTGCCGCTAGCTCTTTAGCTAGTTGCGGATTTTCATTTCGTAATTGCGCTAATTTGGTCATATTTACCGAGCCATCGGCTTTGAGAATGTCTGGCTGACCTTTTGAATTGTTGCTACCAGGTGCGCCCATGCCATTAGGTTTAGGCCAGTAATACGGTTTTTGCTCGCGTAGAGATTCAACCCATTCTTTTGGGGTCATCGGTGTCTGACCGTCTTTACCAATGACCACATCCCCGTTTTCATCAACTGCCACAGCTTTGCCGTTTTCATCTAATGCAAACTTTGTCTGAGCTAAAAAGGCGATATCAGGGGTCGCTTCTGGCAGTGCTTCAAGTTCAATAGCAGCCTGAACAATTTGGCTTTGCACTACTGATTTCTTGAATTTCTCGGCATAAGCTTCAGCTTTATCTGCCCGTTCTTTCTCTGCCTTAAGAACCTTGTCATGCTCTTCACGCATCTTCTCAGTGCGTTTCTGAATAACTTCTTCAATCTTGCCTTCTGCAATAAGTTTGGATTCTTCATCCTGATTTGATTTATCAAGCAGGACCTTGATTGCATCCAGATCTAAACCCTCAACCTTTGATTTCAATGAACCTAGTTCATCTTTCAACTCTTTTTTATCTTTGATAAGTTCAGCGTTCTTATCTTTAAGACCTTTAACAGCTTCATCAACGGCGTCTTGAATAGCTGCTTTAATTTCAGGATTTTCCAAATCAACTTTGATTTCGTCTGGCATTTAAAAATCTCCTAGAGATACCGCTTAGCGGGTTTAATTGTTGAACCCTCTGCTTAGCTTCAGGCATTAAAAAAGCGCCCATTAGGACGCTGTATTTCGATTGAAAACTTAGAAATTTGTTGCAAATAAACGGTAGCCTTCTAGCTCCCAAAGTTTATTTTCGGCTGACTTTTCTGCATTTCCACGAGCCATACGCTCACCAATTTCAGCTTCAAAGTTTTCAGCATTCACACATGCACTAAAACCCGTTGCTAGAAAAAACTTTCCATCTAAAAATGCATGGACAAAAGTAGATGTTGTGCCTCCGGGGCGTTGCTCAACCGTATATGTAACACGCTCCATCAATGAATCAATTTGCGCTTTAGTTACTCGGGGTGCCACAGACTTTTCAGCTAACTCTTGCTCTGTTACTTCTTTGATCATTTTCTTCTCACAAAAAAAAGCACCCGAAGGTGCTATTGAATTAATAAATTGGATTAATTAGAAATTGAGGTTTTAACTGTCACACCAGTTAGAAAGTGTTTTTCAGAACCACCCAAACAAGTGGCGCTAGAAAAATTCGCATAAACATCTTGTACATTTACGCCTGTATCTTTTTCAAATTTACTGATCAATTCAGCAATATGGCCTGTTAGTGTTCTTTCTAACTCTTCTTTTCTCTTTACATATTCAGCAACTGATATTTCAGACATTTTTACCACCTTTAGCTACGTTTACTTTTTATTCCAAACCTCTGATCTAGGTTCATCACCAACTAAGCGGATGCCTTGAGGACCACCCACATCAAATGTTGCCGTGATAGTCGCTGGACCCTCAAAAATACTACAATTCATTTTTACAGAGGTTAATCCACCTAATGGAATACCTGTTTCCTCGTCACAAAGAGCAAGATGAGAAGATTTATCTGAAACTCTTTTAAGTACCAAATGTCTAACTTTTGATTCACTCATAAGCCAAAATCCATAAATGACAAAAGCGCTGTTTGGGCGCTTATATAGGTGAAAATTGTGTCTTAAGTGAGTTTAGAATTACCTGTAATCGGCAATAATTACTCACAGTTAAATCCAGTTCCAACAAGGTCTTTTTTCAAATTTGAAACGAGATTTTGTTGTTCCTGCTGTTGTCCACTAAGATAATTTTTATCTAGAGTCTCTGCACCATCAATAGATTTATAAAGCTCTTTAGATTCCTCTAAATTGTCTTTTAAAAACGTGGTGAGGTTTAGTTTCGCTTGGGCAGCTCTACATAAATTATTTTTAGCTTCTAAATCTTGAGTAGCCTGTTTTACTTGACCAGTTGTAGGATCAAAAGAATATGCATTTGCCATTGCTGACTCCAAAGCTTCAGACAATCGATCATATTCTTTAAGATATTTTTGACTTGGTTCAGCTAAACAAGTGATGGAAATTAGAGTTAGGCATACAAAAGCTATTGTTTTCATATTGTATAAATTCTGATGTTTTAAAAAATATAACATAAGAAAAAATTACAGACCCAACTCTTTAAAGGTTTTTTCATCCAACTTTCTTAACTCATCTAAGCTATATAAACGGCCTTCAGGATCAAAGAACTTTTCAAAATCAAATTTTCCTTCCTTATAGAGCTTGTAACGCTTCGGCCCTAGCCACTCTTTTTGAAAGAAATCATCTGTCTTTTTAAAGAATTCTTTAAAAGTGGTATTGGCATCTAACTGCCCTATTAACTGGCTTCGCTCTTCTTTGGGGATGTCTTTAACTCTACGTTCGTCCATTACAAATGGCCGTTCGCCAACAAGTTGACCGTCCTTCTCGACCGGAACCAAGATACTGCGACAGTTAGGATGTAACGGCGGCACTCGCTTTGCCGGATCATTTATTTCCCACACTGAACCATCTAATGAAGCGCAAAGCTTAGAAGTTCGTCCATCTAAAACACTAACAAATCGGACATATTCAAAGCCAATTTGGTTGAAGCTATTTAGATAGGCTTGATTAGCTACATGACTTCGCACAGTTCTTACCGTTCGCTCAATATCAGTTTTGGTACCATTTAAGATCCCATCTTCATAGTTAAGTCGTTTGGTACCACGAATACGCTGAACAATTTCTTGGTTAGTTTTGCCTGAATTAATACCATCTCGAATTGCATACTCAACCTTTTGACGGGCACTTTCAGCAATTCTTGAAAGCAGATCATCGACAAGAGCGCCACCTGCCAACGGAACTTTTTTAGCGGATAAGAATAGTTTTTCCCCATCAGGCTTATTAATTTTTGCTCCATAGAGCTTAGCTACGTAATTGGCCTCATAAACAGCCAGCGCCGTAGCAGAAACGGCAAAAGCTTCAGGTAATGCTAAATTAACACTGGCAAACCATTGGGCAATCAAATCCCTAATTTCCCTTAAATTTGAAGTTGTATATTTACCACCAGCTAAAGCAACTTTCTCCGACTCATTAAGCTCATCCAATAAATCCCGAAGCTTAGATAGCATCTTGCTCGTATCATCATTGAATAAAGCCAATAACTCATTTACCGTTTTTGATGAAGCACGATAAAGATAGGCCTGGTGCTGAGTGAGTGCTTCAAATAGTTTTTTGATATCTGTTGCCATCTCACTCTACCTTTTGATTTAAAGTCCCATCTTGCTCTGCTTCAACATTCTGAAGCTCTTCTTCATATTTTTGTTTAGGGAACATACCTGTTTGGTTGTATTCCCACCATGATTTAAATGAAGATCGGCCTTGTAGAGCTGCTTCAAATAACTGTCGAGCTAACTCAGCTAAATAACCCTGTTTGTTAAATTCTTGACTGATTTCGAACATCAAATCATCTTTAGTTAGAACATCCACATTAGGCGTTACAAACTTAGCAGCCCATCGTAATGCTGCTGACAAGGCTTCATTCATATTAACGACACAGAGCGAAAGAACTGAATGCTGAACGGCGTCATCACTATTCGCTTCGGTAGCGGTCTTTTTACTTCCCGAGCCCTTCTCAATTAAACGCGCCCCCATCTCCTTCATTTTTTCCCACTTATCTTTCATCGCTTCCCGGGCAAGAGTATTAGGGTCGGCTTGTACAATTCCTAAACCACCATTTTCAGGTAAAGGCAAAAGTACTTTCGCACCAATGTAGATGCCACGTTTCTTGGCTTGGTCATACCACTCCCAATTAACACCCTTCGCATAATATTGAGGTTGCCCCATATAAAAAACGGACTCTTGAAAGTCCGCACTGTCTCTGTAATGGGCTAAATTGAGATTAGCCAAAGGAAGTAATGGAGGCTTTTTAATCTCTTCTGAATTATCAATTGCACCTACAAATGTAAAAGGTATATAGGTCCAGAAATTCCCGTTGTAATCTGTTGGAAACTTCTTCTCTCCGCCAACCCAGTTACCCTTTTCACCCTTTGTGTACACCTGAACGGAATAAATATATTCCCCATTTCCCTCTTGCTCTAAACGAAGTACACGATATTGCTCTTGTTCGGTTTTACTAAATCCATCAGCACCGCGCTCAGACTTAAATTCACGTATAACCACTAAGCAAAGCTTTTTCTGGTTATCGATCATTACTGAATCCCAATTCACTACATCAAGGGCATTTAGTAAATGAATCATCGGATAGGCTTTTTGTGCTTTAAATTCCGCTAGATTACGAGCTGGCGGCACATCAGGATAATCTACATATAAAGCACAACGATAATGCTTCAATAAATGGCGAATTCCATTTTGAGCCAATTGATAAGTACTTAAACCAGCACCATTTGCATTACGTTCTAAATGAGCAAGTTCCGGAGGAAATTTAAAACTTGGATCGGTTGCAAAAGCTGCACCAACTAAACTATTTGATGTAGTCCCTGTTACTTCATAAAAGACTGCACGGGTAAGATAAGCCTCATAAGCGCTTTTATTTGCAGGTGATTTATCATGTGCATTTGGCATCGGCAAATATTTTTCACCTTTAGCCTTAACTGCATCTTCACCTTCACAAACATCATCAAGTTTTTGCCAGTATGGCAAGTTCTTAACATATTCAGCATGTTGAAAAGTTACATCACTCATCGAGCAAATCCCATATCAGCAAAGAAGGCTTCAAAACCTTCATGTAATTCATTAAACGCATCTGAAGCTGCATCCACTTGGTCGTCATGTGTACCGTTAGGAAAATGACGAAGCTCATCAATAAAGTCCTTATTCCATTCACCTTTGAGCATACGTACATTTCCCACGTTAACTTGGGCCGCAAATGGTTGTGCCCGTGTAAGCTTGTCACCTGAAATTGGCTTAGCTATCACGCTATAACCCGCAAGAAGCTTCACAAATGAACTAGCTTGCGATTTACCAGCTTGACCGGGATCTTGTGGTAGACGCACAGAAACTTTTTTCCCATCTATTTTTGCTGTTTGTTCTAAGCGCTTATTCACATTGTCAGGTCCAAGCTGTCCTCTAGTTACATCGACAATGTAAGTAAAACCATCTGCGCCTAGAGCTTCTCGCACACCTACTGTAAAGTCGCCCTCATTTTCGGTAGCCCCAAAATCCCAAGCCCTAACTTGTTTCAATACATCCGCAGGCAAAGCATCAACAATTTGAATATTGTCGGGCTTAAAAAAACCGCCTGCTGGCGGTGATGGCATTTGTCGGTACTGCCCGGCAAATACATATGGTGCTGCTTGCTCCATTAGCCTCAATTTTTGGATATTGTGTTTTGCTGGCCACAGTGCGGATCCGTCTTCCTGAATAGCTGAAAGACATAGATGCTCCCATACTTCACCGTTACCACCAGCTACAGGAACGCCGTCTTTTCTATCTCCTAACAACCAGCCCGACAAATCGTCCTCATGCAGTCGCTGCATAATCACAATGATTGGCGTATCTGGCGAGTTAGTACGCGATTCGAGTGTGTTCTGAAACCAATCAATTACCCCTTCTCGAATAGTTTTTGATGAAGCTTCATGTGCTTTATGTGGGTCATCAATAATAATGCAGCCACCAAAGCCTTTACGAAGTTTTCCTGCACCAAAACCAGTAATCGTACCGCCTGTACCTGTCGCATAGCAGACACCGCCTTGAGAAGTTCTCCAGAAGTCTTTAGCCTTACTATCATCACGCAATGTAAGCTCAGGAAAGACTTTTCTATACGCCTCTTCTTGTACAAGAGTTCGTATTTGGAAGGCATTATTTGCGGCAAGCATTGCCGAGTAACTGATATGAATAAACTCACAGTCTGGATTCTTACCAAAACACCATGCCATAAAATTAATTACAGCAATTTCAGTTTTAGAATATCGTGGTGGAACGTTAATAATTAACCGCTTTATCTCTCCGCGATAAACTTTTATTAAAGCTTCGCAGATTTCTAAGTGGTGCCAATTTTGCATCCATTTATAACCACGGCGCTCCTTAAACATGTACCTTGTGAAGAAATATAAATCTTCTTGCGCCTCGATCCGGATGGCTTTATCCCGAGCCGCATCAGTACTCATCTAAGACTTCCCTCCGCGCTTTTAAGTAATCTTCCATTGGAACTGGAATTTCTGAATTAACTGTTTGGACTGGTCCGCCGTCTTTGCCTGTAATTTCTTGGCGATTAGTAAATTGACCACCAATGTCTTTAGCGGCTTGCTCAAGAATTTTTAAGGCTGTTTTGACGTTTCTAGTCTTCTCAAGTTGTCTTTGGTATTGCTTCAATCGGTAGTACTTATTAGCAATTGGAATATCAATTAAGCCTTTATCAAACTCATCTCTGGTTTTTTCAAATAGTTCGACATACTTTTTGCTTAAGTTCTTACCAGCAACCTTTGTAGGGTCATAAGTTGCAACTTGAACACGATCTATATCAACGCCAAACTCTTGTTTTACGAGTTCAGCCACTTCTTGAGGTGTATCACGACAAGCAAGAGACTGAACTATAAAGATTTTCACAGGCTCTTTTAGTGTCGCCATAACTTCCTCATCGTATAACTACGTATAACAAAATGGGCAAAAAAAAGAGCCATTTGGCTCAATTGATTACACAGTTGCCGCAGCATTTTGAAATATCAAGATTCGAAACAAACGGCGGATTCTTTGCGACTTCAATAAGTCGCTTAACATTTTTGCTTGGTCCATAACGTTTAACTACGCCAATAAACTCTTCAACGTCATGACCTGCAAGATAGTGCTTAGGCAGCCCCGTACTATCGCTATAAATGATTTCGCCGTCTTCGTCCTTCATCACACCAATGTGATAAAGCTCATGTTCAAGCAAGTAACAGAACTCTGTATC